TTCAAGGGGACCAGAATGTAGCAATACAACATAAGCACATTCACACATTAGTGCGCGAACTGGACGATACGTCACTTGCACGCATGCTCACACAAGAGCCTCTACCCCCGCCCCGAGAGGACCGTTGACGCCTGGTCCCAGGATTAGCTGGCACCGTCTCGCAAAAATCTACTAACGCGCGTACGAGAGGTGCCCGGCAGCGAGATGCTCAACGCTGCGCGGAAGGAGCGGAGAGTCAGCGTCGGTCGAGGGGCGCTGCCCTCTCAGCTAGCTGACTACTACGCCGGCGGGCCGGATAACTTATTGTGAAGACGTAGCCCCCTACCGGTCCCCCAAACCTGTCAAGAGTACCTCACCCTGAGATGGGCTGAGAAGGGGAAAACGGAAAAGTGCCGGCATCACAAAATGAACACGGTGGCCGTCCAAGAGGTAAACTAGCGTCACAATCGAGTGAAGGGTGGCTCGACAAGGGGTGTCGTCAAAGCGACTGAGCGACCAGAAGCGTCTGGCTGCCGTGCAGAAGATCAAGCACGCCGGTGAGTATCTCGAAATAGCGCCTGATGAGCGTTGGCTGCTGGTCAGCAGGTGCGCTGCGTGCCGTAGGCCGGTGCTCATCGCCTCGACGTGTTACGAGTGTGCGACTGGCAAGCCGAATAAGATGCGTGCTAAGCACGTGTTCTTAGCGCCGGATAAAGACATGCCAAAAGAGGTAAAAATAGATGATTAGAGCGATTTGGATACACCAGTTTGATCAGCTAGCTGAGCGCACGGTAGATGACATAGCGCAGACGCTCAAGCCACGCGACATCGACTACGTGTACGTCAAGGCGATGGACGGCATGCACTGGATGGGCCACATCTACGATCATCCGCTCGCCCCATTGCCAACCAACTTCGCGCAGACGGTGGCTGACTTTGAACTGTGCGGGCTGGTGCTCGTGCCGTGGGTCGTGCCACGCGGGGCCAACCCGGTCATCGAAGCGCAGACACACGCTCGCTGCGCTGACCTGGCGCACGGCTCGATCATCGTTGACTTCGAGTATCGCTACGCGCAGTTCTTCGATCAGGGCGACATCGCCGCGTGGCTCACCTACAAGGCCACCTTGCAGGCGGCAAACGGGATGCAGTGGTGCGCCGTAGCGCCCGATCCACGTCAGCCTGGACGCGATTACGATCAATACGTGTTAAGCGGCTTCGACGCGATCTTGCCGCAGACGTACTGGTCAGATTTTCAACAGGGCTGGCAGACTACGCTCGATGCTGCCGATGCGGCGTTGAACACGCTGCTCATTCCCAAGGAGCCGATCCTGCCGTGGAACGCCCCGCCGCAGGAGATCAACCAGGCGATGATCTATCTCGACGCGGGCGAGACGGACGCGGTTAGCCTGTGGCGCATGGGTGTCGCCAACGAGGCGGTCCTCGACGCCTTTGCCGGCTACATCGAAGAAGACGACGACGGGACGTACACGCCTGACGGGGAGGGCGACGAGATGCCGTGCGCGAGCCTGATCAACGCCCTTGGCTTCATCGCTGGCGACGTGATTCGCCCGCTGCGCACGTTCAAGAACAAAAAGGTGCGTCAGGCCATCGCTACTATCGACCGTGTCGCCAGGGACAACGGCATCGGTGGCTAGGGCACGTATCAAGCCGCCGCCTGGGGTGGACCCGGTCGAGTTCATGCGGGCTGCCCGCATGGAGGGCGCTCGACGCTGGTTCCTGCAATTCGTGCAGTACACCTTCGCTGGATTCCACACCTCCAAGGCGCACGTCTTTTTAGCCAAGCAGCTTGAGCAGTTCGAGGCTGACGTGCGGGCCGGCAAGAGCCCGCGCCTGATCATCACCCTGCCACCCCGCTTCGGCAAGAGCGAGCTTGCCACGCGCCGCTACCCCGGCTGGCTGCTCGGGCGTAACCCCGATTGGACGGTGTTCATCGTCAGCTACAGCGCCGAGCTAGCCGAAGAGTTGTCGGCTGACGCCCGCCGCGTGTTGCTCTCTGACGAGTACGCCGACCTGTTCGGGCCGCTGTATCAGCCCGAGGGCAAGGACGACACCGTCGAGCTAGACCGCGAGAGCCGCGCTGTTGCCCACTGGCGCATCGCCGGCCACCGAGGGGGCGTGCGAGCGGTTGGCGTGGGTGGCTCGCTGACCGGCCGTGGGGCCAACGTATGCATCATTGACGACCCGATCAAGGGCCGTAAGGAGGCCGATTCTGAGCTTGTCCGAGAAGACCTCTGGAAGTGGTTCAGAGGCACCCTGCGTACACGTATTGAACCCGGCGGCGGGATCATTCTCATTCACACTCGTTGGCACCACGACGATCTCACCGCCCGGCTTCTTGATCAACGTGCAGATCGCTGGCAAGTGCTCCATCTGCCAGCGTTGGCAGAGGATGACGATATCCTGGGCCGACGACCCGGCGAACCTCTCGACCCGGTTCGTTACAACGAAGCAGCCCTAGAGGACATCCGCGCCGACACCGACGACCGCGAGTGGTACGCGCAGTACCAGGGCAAGCCCACACCGGACGAGGGCGACCTGTTCAAGCGTGACTGGTTCGCCATCGAGCGCGACCCGTATGGCTTCGCGGACGACGCACCAGGGCACGTCTTTCAGTATTACGACACGGCGCACGGCAAGAAGAACCCGCGCCGCAAGGGGGATCGAACGATATGCACCACGTGGCGGCTCGAAGGCAACCGCTATCGACTGCTCCATGTCTATGCTGGGCGGCCAGGATACCCCGACTTAAAGCGCCTGGTAACTGGCCTCCGCGATCAGTGGCGTGCACGCGCTGTGATTGTGGAAGATCACTCATCTGGTCAGTCATTGATCCAAGACCTGAGAAATGAAACGAGCATCCCGATCCTGGCCTGGAAGACCGGCAACGAGTCGAAGGTCGAGCGGGCCAAGGCGGTCAGCCCGCTGTGGGAGGCCGGCATCGCCGTCGTGTCGTGCGACCAGCGTGCGGCCGAAGAGTTTGTGCGGGAGCACTTGCAATTCCCCAATGGTAAATTTGACGACATTGTTGACTCTTCGAGCATGGCGTTAGCTCATATGGAAATCTTCAATAGAGCCCGTAATAGAACGCCAATGTTCAGGAAGTTTGTGGTGACAAGATGAACATAGAAAACGAAGAAGAACTCGAAAGCCTCAAGCAAGAGATAGAGGCATTGATTGTTGAGGCAGAAAGTCTAGATGGTTACCTGTGCGATTTGTTGAAGCGACTGCGAAAGATAGCTGATGAAGAGTTGGTACACACTCCCCCCGCCGCTTGATCCGGTCGCGGCCAACCGCTTGCGGGCGCTGCGCTCACGTTGGTCGATCAAACTGCGCAAGTATTGGCACAGCAAGGAGCGCAACCGTTACGAGCGAGTGCGTCGTGTAGACTCGTCGCGTGGCTGAGGCTCGTCGCTCTAAGAAGGATAAGGAAGAGTTAGACGAGGCCGACTGGCTGACCGCCGATTTCGTCCAGGCGCTGTACGAATCGCGCCGATCAGACGGTGACGAGGCTCGCCTGCGGCGTGAGATGAACGCCATGCGCGACCTCGTAGACATGAACGTCAAGCCGAACATCCCGCAGGAGTACGAGGCCATCGCCCAGGAGATCAGGACGCCCTTCGTCAAGGACGCCTGGTTGCGGGTCGCTGGCAGCATGACGCAAAACGACCCCGTCCCACACATCGAGCCGGCTGACGACAAGGACGAGTACCGTCGCGCTGCCTCGATTGGCGAGCGGTGGACCGATGCCGCCTTCTACCAGATGAGCGATGAGATCGGTGACGACGTGATCTACGAGGGCGTCAAGGCTGTCATCCGTGACCGTGAGTCGGTCATCAAGGTGGTCTACCGGCCAGACGCCTGGGCGAGCTTCCCCGACCGCAAACGAACAGAGACGGCCGACGAGTACCGCGCCCGCACCGAGCGATCCAAGAAATCGAGCCGCTTGCCCACGGCGTGGCGACTGATCGACCGCAAGAGCATGCTGTTTGAGGATGGTGAGTTTGGCGATGGCTGGTGCATCGAGTACGGCGAGTACCCGCGACCCTTGCTCGGGCGCGACTTCAAGATGGCGCTCGACCCGTATGGCAAGCTGGTGGACCCGGCTGTGCTGCTGGGCGGCACACCAACGGCACAGGGCGACTTTCGCGGTCAGGGCGCTCGCGCTGTCAAGATCGAATATTGGGATGTCGAGTGGTGGGCGGTCGTCATCGACGGCAATATGGCCCCGGGTTTTCCCAAGCCAAATCCGTATCGGGGCTCACCAAATAACGGACTTCCATACTTTCGGGCACGCATCATTGACAGCCCGATGCTGTCACTGCGCTACCTCGTTCCTGCTCTCGACTCGCTGCTTACCATGCATCTCAATTGGGCGTTCCTTGGGGCGTACCCGAACCCCAAGCTGACCTCGCAGCCCAACTCGACTGTGCCCAGCCTGGGCCTGGGCGCAGATGGCGGGGTGCCGGGCGGGGAAGACAACCAGCCGCCTGATTTCCAGTGGAAGCCGGGGCTGATGATCATCCCGCCACCCGGCTACGACTTCAATTTCGTTCAACCACCACCCATCGGCAACGACGTGGTAGTCATGGAGCAAAACTTACGAGCACTGATCGACATTGCTGGCATTCCATCGGTTTTGCGGGGAGCGGCTGCTGCCGATGCCTCGGGGTACTTGGCCAATCAACTGATCACTGCCGCTTTGATCCATTACAAGCAGATGACAAAAGCCGTGCAGAGGCAATTCAGCGCCATAGGCAGCTTTCTATGGTGGATCGTTTCGGCAAAGGTAAAGCAAGAAGTATTCGTATTAGAACAGACCGAAGAAATAGATCAAAAGACACGTAAAAAGAATGCCAAAAAGGCGTGGTTGTCGCTCACGCCTGATGGGCCGCTGACGACGACGAGTGCACCTGTCACGCACTTCGCCAAATTTACCTACCGCATGCGTCCGGTGCTGCCGACCGACGAGCAGGCCAGGGCGATGATCGCCGTGCAGGCGACCAACGCGCCGAAGCCGCTGTACGGCCGCAAGCGAGCGCTCGAAAAGTTCATGCAAGAGGAAGACCCGGAAGGGGTGCTCGATGAAATCTACGTCGAAAACGTTCTGGACAACGATCCGACTGTCCACGCCACCATCGTGGGACGTGCATTACGGGAAGCTGGCTTCCCCGCGCCGATCCCCAACAACCCCGCTTCACAACTTGTGGGGCCGAACGGACAGCCGCTCATCGGTGGTGGCACGGCTGCTCCGGGACCGCAAAACACCGAGCCGCCCGGCGGTGCCCCGTCACCCTTCTCCCCTGGCCCGAGTGCCAACGGGCAGCCCGGTATCCCCGGGCTCACCCAGCCGATCCAGCCGCCTCAGCCCGGCGGAGGTCCGAGCCGTGGTGGGCGGAATAGCAACGGGCTTAGTGCTCGCGGCGCTGGTGGTTATCCTGGGCAACCGGGCGGGAATCAGGGCCGTTGACGCCCGTTGAAGTGGTCCTGTTGCTCATATGTGTAGTATTGATCATCTGGCTGGGGCGGCAGGAGGTTGACAGTAGTGCCATTGAAGAAGGGCTCGTCACGCAAGGTCATCAGCCAGAACATCAAGACGGAGATGAACGCTGGTCGTCCGCAGAAGCAGGCGATTGCCATCGCCATGAGTAAAGCGGGCAAAGCTCGCAAGAACAAAAGCCACTATTAGAAAGGACTAGGCATGGCTAAGCACACGAAGGAAACGTTAAGCGACGGGCATCGTGACGAGATCGCACAACGAATGGTAGCGACGTTCGTGCGCGAGATGAAGTCAGACGTGACCATCGGCCACCCCTGGATGGGCTTGAGCCAGACCCAACAGACAGACCTGGCCGAACTGATGTACGCAGAAGTACGACCGGTGGTAGACGAACTCGACGTGCTGGCTGGCATGGCCATCGACTTGGACGAGGAAAACGCCGAAGCGATGACGGCAGCCGCCAACCCCAAGCGGGCCAAGGCGACCAAGGACAAGGACGACGATGACGGAGGGCCGAAATGATGTTGCTCGGTCGTTCGGTCATCACGTGGATCGTGCTCGTGTTCGTGGCCGTGTGTGTGTTCATCCTGGCCAAGTGGTTAGTTCCGCTGCTGTTTGCCCTGATCGGTGTCGCCATTCCTGACCAGCAATCTACGATCCTGGCGCTGTTGATCGCTATCGGTGTTATGTTGGGTGGCTATAGCTGGCGTCGTGGTGAGCCGACACCATGAGTGAGGATGGGTGAGCGGAGGACAAGGGGGTCAGGACAAGCTCAGAGCCCGCCATGCGCGGGTGCAGTCGGTCATTGTCACCGCCAGCCCACCCACCAACATGGTCGTGTACGCCGGCTTCGTGTACGCCAACGCGGCGTCGGTGCCGGCGAACATGCTGTCGGTTCGCTCCGACACCTACTCGCTTGGCTCAGCCCCGGCAGCCGGCGTCAGGCGCATCGCGGTGATGTCGTTTTCGCTGTCGTCCCCCAACATCCCGCCGAACCTACGACGGGTGGCCATCGTGCCGGAGTAGTCATGGCTGAGCCAGAGCACGTCATCGAGCGGCGTTCCCGCCTGCTGTCGCAGAAGATGGCCTCGCGGGTGACCATGCTGCGCAACTTCATCGCCCCACCTGGCGCTCGCCCGCCGTTCACCAAGCAGATGCAAAACGACATGGCCTTGCAGTGGTGGAAGGTGCACCGCTACGACGAGATCGGCTCGCGGGTGCTGACCATGATGCAGCCAGCCGACATAGCTGAGCTTGACTCGGCGCTGATCGAGCGCCAGGTGGCCGAGCAAAACAGCGAGGGTCAGACGCTGGCATGACGCTTGAAATACTTGTTTTATTACTGCTCGTTGTTGCTTTCATAGGCGTATTAATACTCATGTCAATGCTTGTCATTATAGTTCGAGAGTTTGGCCCACCGGTAGTGCGTACACAAGACCAGATGAGAGCAGTAGAACACAGTGCTGCAACGACTGGCCATACCCACACGCTGGCTGTCAACTCGACGCATGAAGAAATGGGCAAGCAAGTTGTCGTCAAGCGTTGCCAGTGCGGGCATGTTGTCCGAGAAGTGGTGTAATGTTGGCCCATGACGGCTGGCCGACAGACCGATAACCTGGGCGACCGTCTTTTTCGCGCTGTCCGCGCTATCGACCCGACTGCGCCGGCTGGCCCGCATCAGATGCTCGTCTCTGGCACCGTCAATATCGGCGGCGGCGCTGTCGGTGGTGCTGGCGGCACGTCGATGGTCGATGACAACACCTTCACCCCGGCTGGCACGAGCATCACCCCGATGGGCGGCTACGTTGGCGGGCGACAGGTAGCCAGCGGCCACGCTGGTGCGGTGGCGATGAGCGGCAGCGCCATCCTGCAAGTTCACGTTGTCGCTGGTGGGGCGGGTGGTGGCGCGGCCAACCTGACCGTCCAAGGCACAGCCGGTAACGATGTCAGCGTCGGCGTTGCCTCTGGCGCAGCCGGCGCTGCTGGCAACTGGCCGGTGCCGGTCGCATACGCCTCTGGCCGTTACCAGACCGTCAATCTAGGCACGCCAATCGGCATCTTTGGCTCGCTCAGCGGCGTGGCCACGGTTCACCTTGGCCTCCCGGCAACCGTCAACCTGGGCAGCATCCCGACCGTCAACCTGGGCCAGGGGACCGTCAATATCGGCAACGTCCCAGCCGTCACCGGCTCGGTCAGGGTGACCGTCCTGGGCGGCTCAGTGGGCGTGCTGCCGATTGGCGACTTCACGGTGTGGACGGCAAATGCGGCCGGCGGTGGCGGTTTCGCTTCTGTTGGCGTGTATGGCTCTGTGACCGGCTTGATGACGGTCAACCTGGCCAGCCATATCGACACGGTCAACTCAGCGGTGCGCGTCAACGTGGTTACCGGCGGTGCTGGTGGCGGCAACGCCAACCTGACCACGCGCGGCACGGCTGGTACCGACTTGCACGTTGGCCAAGCCTCAAACAACCTGGGCGCGTGGCCGAATTACGACGGTGGAATGTGGCTGCCGGTCATGTACCCAAGCGGCTATTACCCGACCGTCAACATCGCCGGAGGTGGAGCCGGAGGGGGCTTCGCCAGCGTTGCGGTGTATGGCTCGCCAGCCAACCCGGTGTACGCCATCGGATCGGTCAACGTTGTCAATGCCGTTGGCGTCTTCGGCTCAGTCAGCGTGACTGGATCAGTCAACATCGTGCCGCCAACGAACATGACCGTCTGGCTGGCCAATCAAAACGCAGGCTCCGGGTTTGCTAGCGTAGCTGTGTACGGCAGTCCGGCTAATCCGGTGTACGTCATCGGCTCTGTCAACGCTGTCGGTGGTGGTGGCTCTGTCGGCGTGACGCAGATTGGTGCGCCGTGGACGGTGACCGGGTCTGTCGGTGTCACTCCGCTCGCCGTCTTCACCGTCAATATGGGCATGGGCACAGTCAATGTCGGCAACATTGTTGGTATCACCGGCTCCGTGTCGATCCTGGGATCGGTCAACATCGGCGGTCAGCCGATCTCTATGGTCGGCTCCGTTGGCGTGACTCCGCTGGCGTCGTTCAGTCTTGGTGGTATTGTAGAGGTCGATACTCGCGCATCACTGACTGCCACACAGTGGATCATCTCCGGTGCTGCATCCGGGCAGTTTGTTGTTGCTGGCAGCGCACCAGCCGGAGTAAGAGTGCGTCTTAGCTCGTATCAGCTTATCGCTACAGGCACCGTGGACTTCCAGTGGATGAGCCCGAGTGGCGTGGCGATGTCCGGCTCCATGCGACTGCTGCCAGGTGCTGGCTTTGGCTTGGCCGGCGCATTCCCGAATGGACCAGTGCTGATCGGCTCGCAGCAATCCGCGATCTACATCCTGAGCGCTGGCACGCAAAACATCGGTGGTGTTGCCATAGGCTGGTTGGAATGACTCGTCCACTGTATGTTATGCCTGTCACCACTGCGGACGGGCCACACGGACCAACACGCACATCGAAGTATCTGTCCGAATTCAGCACCTTCAGCTACGGCATCTTTCAGTACGGAGCCGAGCCGTGGTGCATGGCCGGCGTGACTGACATTTCTGTTGCCGCAGACGCATCGCTTGTTGCCCACCCCGATGTGTTCAAGCTGCCTGACGATCTCGACCAGACGATGGGCTCGGTCGGCAACCGCAACCAGGCCAGAAATGCGCTTGAAGCAGTCAACATGCCGGGCACGTGGATACAGACGAGCGACACGTACAGGACTGTCGTCCGCTTCATTGGTTCGCTGTGTCTTTACATGGGCTGCTTCAACGACCACTACGACTTGCCTGTAATCTTCGACGGTACAACGACACTTAGCACGCTCTTCAGCGCCTTGACTCAGTCGCAGCGCGATGCCATGCAGGGGTGCGCAGACTATTTCGGCCTCGACGGATCGTCGCTGATCGGCAGCAACTCGTTGCGCATAATCCTCAAGGCGATTGGTGACGACTTCTCCGCGCAATACGCATTGGGCACCAATCCAATGACGCGTCTTGATCTGGCGGGGCCGCTGTGACGACGCTGTTTACTGACGCTTTCACCCGCGCCGATGGCACGTTGGATAGCACCAATTGGGACACATTGACCGGTGAAGCGAGCCTGCAAATCGCCTCCAATCATCTGGTGCCGAGCGCGTTCAACGCTGACAACTGTGATTACGTCAACAGCACCGGTGTGGCATCTATCCCCAACGATCAATGGGCGCAAATTACGCTGCTCAATCCAACGTCGTCATCCGGAGGTGGCGGCGAGGGAATCGGCATCGAGTTGCGTTGTGCCACTGCCGCCCGGACAGCCTATCGCTGCCTGGCTGGCAACACCACGATCACCTTTTCAAAAATGACTGACTCTGGTACGTACAGCGGCGTGATTGCATCGGCAACTGGCCTGACAATTGTTGCTAATGATGTGCTCTACGCTGAGGTGCAGGGCACCACGGTCATCATCAAGCTCAACGGCGTGACGAAGATTACGCAGACCGATTCGAGCATCGCCTCTGGCCGCTTTGGTATAGGCCATTCCAGCGACACGACGGGCACACCGCAGTTAGACGACTTCACCGGCGGCGACTTTGCTGGTGGGGCCGCTGCTGTTGCGCCTTCACGCAGGCGCACCCTTGTCGGCGCGGGCGTTTAGCGTATGCTAGTGGGCGCACGCTGATGGCTCCACGCTACTCGTACATCCCGATGGAGGCGCTCGACCAGGCTGATCTTCAGCAGCAGGCCAGGGATTGGGCTGATCAGCAACGCAAGCAGATTGCCGAGGATTGGGCCAGGTCGAATGTACCCGACCCTTTAGCCGGCCTGGGCGGTCAGGACCCGTACCTGAGCCAGCTAAATTCCAGCCTCGCAACGCCAACCCTCGCCCCGCCGGCGCTCGTAACACCTCCCGCCCCAAGCGCTAACCGGCCGAGCGTCCTCACGCCCAGCGTTGATGAATTAGCGCCAAGCCTGGGCGGGCCGGTCAAGAGCGTCAAGCCTGGTAGCTCGCTCAACGACATCAGCCAGTTTGGCGACCAGACGCTGACGGAGGCTGAGGCATACGCGGCGTGTGGTCCGGCGGCTGCTGTCCGACTGGCCAGCGTGTACGGCAATCAGATTCCCCTGCGGGCTGCGCTGGACGCTGCCAAGCAAACCAACTGGACGGCCGGCGGCGGCATGAATGGCGTCCAGAACGAGCAGAACCTGCTCACCAACCTGGGCATCCACACCAAGCTGGACGCGAGCCCGACGCAGGAGAAGGTGATTGCTGACGCGCTCACCGGCAACCCGGTCACCATCAGCACCAATCGCCACTACTTCACCGTCTCTGGCTACGACGCGGAGAAGGGCTTGTACGTTGGCCGCAGCGGCTCGGACCTCAAGGGTGGCTCTGAGTGGCTGTCGTGGGACTCGATCAGTCGCCTGGGTGGTGGCATCAATGGGGCGCTGTTCGTCAACAACCCCAACTCTGAGATGGACTCACCGCAAACAAAGATTGCGCAGGGCGACCTCAAGGGCGCACTGGTGGACTACGCTCGCCAGGCAGCCAAGAAGGTCGGCATTGACCCGGACATCTTCGTGCGCCAGATCAATCAGGAGTCCGGATTCGATCCGAACGCTGGCAGTCCGGCCGGTGCGCAGGGCATCGCGCAGATCGTGCCGAAGTGGCACCCCGGAGTGGACACCAGCGACCCGAAGGCCAGCCTGGATTACGCTGCCGACCTGATGCGCTCGCATCTGCAACATTACGGCGGCGACTATTCCAAGGCGCTCGCTGCGTACAACGCCGGAGCCGGGGCGGTGCAGCAGTACGGTGGCGTACCGCCATTTGAAGAGACGCAGACATACGTCAAGAACATCCTGGGTGGCGCAAAAGATCAGCTTGCCAAGGTCCCCGGTGACATCGCGGAGTCACTCTTCCAGCAGGGCGACATGAACCGCACCACGGTGCGCCAGACGGGTGAATTCACCACCGGGGTCAACGCTAGCTTGGAACAGCAGCAGCGCGAGGCGAACCCGATGATGAAAATCATCCCGGGCATGGGTGGTGATCCGATGCGGGCGATTTCGTCTGGCCTGGGCGCTGCTGGGATGCCCAGCGCAGAGGAACTCGGTGCGCCGCAGATTCCCACTCCATTTGGCTCTGTCCCACTTGGCCCGCGTGAGTTGATTGGCTTCGCTGCCGGCATGCAAGTGCCGCAGGGGCCAGCCGGCAAGCTTGGGGCGGGTGCCAGTAAGGCGATCACGAAGTCTGCCGGGGCCGTGGCTGCCTCTGCCGGCAAGAGCACCCTCGAACGCACCTTTGACATGTTCGAGCGCAACCGCCAGATGCGTGATCCGGGCTTGCTTGCACGAGCCGGTCAGACGCTATCCACGTTGGGTGTCAATCTGGAACGGCAGTTGGCCGACCGCTACGTCGATCTTAACCGGCTGGGACACAAAGTCGAGGTTGCGGTGTCCACGTATCTCGGCAGGCTGCCGGGTGCTGAGCAGCGGGTGAAGACGGAATTTACGCCGCTGTATAAGGCGTTAGGCGATGGCACCGGGCAAAACGGTCGCTCGATGATCGACAACTTCAACGCCTTCGTCAAGCATCAGCGCGACCTCGAAGTCGCCCTGGCGAAGTCGCCTCAGGTCACGCAGGTTATTCCGGGTGGGGTTACGCAGACCGGACCCACTCAATTTACGCGGACGCAGACAAAGGTGGCCACCGGCCCGAGCGGGCTGCGTAGCGCCTCCGCCGGCTCCACTGGCGCGTCAGACGCACAGGGCGCATTGATCGAGTTGCAGGAGTCACTGACTCCGAAAGAGTGGCAGCAACTGCTGGACGCTGACAAGGTCCGTCAGGGTGCGCTCGACAGGTTGCTTGATGACCGTGTTGCAAGCGGGTTACTCAGCAACGAGGATCGTCAGATGTTGCTGGAGATATATCCGCATTACAACCCGACCGTGGCGATGCGTAATGTTGACGCGGAGATCATGCGGACTGGTGGCGGCAAACGCATGACGCAGTTAACCAACAACTTTCGTAGGTTGATGGCCGATGGCATCAAGGACGACACCGAAGAGCCGGCACTGAGTGCCATCCGTGGCCTGATGCGTGGCGATCTGGACATCCGCCGCAACAACACGGTGCGGGCCATCGTGGAGGACCTGAAGACCGCTGGCAAGTTGGGCAGGATCGAGCTTTCGACCTATCCCGGCGAGCGTGCTGGCAAGTTGCAGTGGTACGAGGACGGCAAGCGATTGATGGCTGATGTGCCGGAAGAAGTTGACCGCGCAGCCAAGGCGCTTGATGACACCAGGCTGGGGTTGGCTGGACGCATTGCATCGTGGTCCAACGCTCCGCTGCGCACTGGCGCTGTCGTTCTTAGCCCGCCGTTCTGGCTGGTCAACGCGGCTGCCGACTACATCACGCTGTTTATCCGAGAGGGTGGCAGCGCGGCCGGTCGTGTGCCGCGCATGTGGGCCGAAGCCGCTCGGCAGGGGCCGCTGTATCAGGAGTTGGCCAGGTCCGGCGGCATGATGTCTACGCTCTCGCGCACCGGCGAGCATGCTGACGTGGAGAAGCTGATCCAGCAGTCTGGCGGGCTGGTGCTCAAGAACATGCCGCAGTGGCAGCGGCTGCTGAAGGCTGCCAATCCGCTCAACCCGATCAGGAAGATTGGTGAGGTAATCGAGCTTGCACCGCGCCTGGCAACGTTCGAGGCGCAGCTTGAGCGCAGCGCTCCGGGGAAGGGCACTAAGGCCCTGTCTACGTTGGGCGGACCCGGATTCGGACATGGCTCAACGGCCGAGGCAGCGATGGCTGCCCGCCGCGCCACCGTTGACTTCGCCCGGTCCGGCCAGTTGATCAGGACGGTCAATCCACTGGTGCTGTTCTTGAACGCTCGCGTGCAGGGCACGTTGCAAGTTGGTCGCACACTGCGCGACAACCCCAACAGCAGATGGCGACTGGCTTCCGTGCTGGCTCCGGTTGTCGCCGCGCACGCCTGGAATGTCACTAACTTTCCCGAGGAATACGGGGACATTCCGGATTGGGAGAAGGACAGCTTTGTCCCTGTCATCACTGGTCATGGCACCAAAGATGAAAAGGGGAAATTTACCAACATCCCGCGCATTAGTATTCCACTACGTGAGTGGGCGATGTTTACCGTTCCATTCCGCGCGGTACTGAACAAGATGACCGGCGCTGATGCGCGTAATGTGTTGCAACTGGCTAGCGATACATTGCAAACCACCGGTCCGGTGTCCGGTGAATCAGCTACCGCAGGCGTTGGTGGCCTGATTCCTGCTCCAGCACGCACGCCATTGGAGCTTGCCACCAATCAGAAGTTCTTCACTGGTGCGCCCATTGAGCCGGAGACGATGCGCAATCTGCCGCCGTCAGCCAAATACACAGACCGCACGACCAATGTCGCACAAGGCTTGTCATGGGCCAGCCGCAACGCTCCGGGTCCGTTCAAGTCAACTATCAGCCCGACGCAAATGGACTTCATCATTCAGGAGAACCTGGCCGGGCTTGGCCGCTTCCTGACCGGTGACCGCATAAATCCGCTTAGCTCTATCTATCGCACTTCTGCTGGGCAGACAGAGCAGAACACTTTCAAGCTGATGGACAAGCAGATTGCTGATATGCGTGAGAAGGTGGCCGATCAGACCAGGCAAGACCCTGAGTTTGCCAATGCGACCAAAGACCGCCAGCAGCAAATGCTGCGTCAGGACCAGATTCAACTGGAAGAGACGCTCAAGGAGAAGTACGGGGTAGAGCCTAAAGAGAAGGACTACGGTCTGCCTAACAAATACCGTGGTGTTACCGATCCTGCCAAGCAATTGCAGATTGATAAAGCGATAAGCAAATACGACAACTGGCGGGCGGAATTGCGGTTGCGGCCGTCTGAACGTAGTGCGCCAAAGCCAACCCCTGAAGAGCAACGCTTGGCTGCGGTCTACGGTCGAGAGCGCATGCGCAACCCCACCCTGACGCGGGTACGACAGCAGCAGCGGCGTGCGCAGGACGCTCGGGCGGGCCGTGTTACCGAGCTAGCTCGGCAGTAGCGTTTCGATGATCCAGCCGACGCCAGCAGTGACAGCGATCAACAGTAGCCACGCAAAGCCGTTGATAGTGCCGCCGCCGTACACTGCTGCCGTAAGCAACAGGATGGCCGGTATGCCGAGAACGACTGCGACGACCAGAAGTGCCTTCATGGCAGGGGGAGTATAGCTATGGCAGGACCAGACAGCGGGGCAGGGGGCCGGCCGGTATCGCCTAACACGACCAGCGTTTCAAACGACCCGGAGATTGTCACCGCCCAGCAGGCTCTCGACGCTGCTCGGGCCACGTTGCTCAACGCTCAGTTGCGCTACGACAACGCCGCAGCAATCCGCGACAAGACGCCCGCCGCCGGCAGTGATAGCTACAACCCGGACGTTAGCGATCAAGCTGAAGCGGCTTTTGGCGATGCGGCGAGCATTTTAGCCAAAGCTGAAGAGCAGTGGTCGCTCGCTAATCGCCAGCTAGCCATCACCTACGCCGGCATCGCTGCCCGAGTGCAAACGCCTGAGCAGAAGGCAGAGGCCCAGGCAAACGCCAAATACCACACCGCGCAGGCGACTCTGGCCGAGGCGCAAGCTGCCAACCTCAAGGCGACCGGGTCGGATCAGAAGGCCGAGTCAGAGGCTCAAGTCAAGAAGGCGATGGCAGACGCCGACAGGATATCTGCCGAGATCAAGCAGATCATCCCGGAACAGGCGGCTCAACTTGCCGCCCAAACGAAGGAAACGTCTGCTCGCACAAACGTGCTCATCCCGGCTCAAGCCAAGCTCGCCAGCGCTCAGGCCGAGCAGACAGCCGCAGAGACAACCGATTTACTGCCCCAACAGGTCAAGGAGGTGCAGGCCAGGGTCAAGCAGATTCTGGCGTCAGCCGGCTTCACCGAGGCACAGACCGAGGCAGTTGCATCGACAATAGGCCAGACCAAGGCGCAGGCCGAGCTTCTGGCCCAACAGGCTGCAAAAGCAAAGCAAGACATCACCCGCCCGACGCAGATCACGCAGGGGCTGGATCAGCCCGAACTGGCGTTCCAAGACCCGACCACTGGTCAGGTCACTGCGCAGAAGAACCCGGCCTATCACGCCGCGAACTCGCAACTGATGCAGAATCAGTACGATTCGCTCAGCTTGATCCAGGGGATGATGGAGAGCGGCCAGATGTCGCCCCAAGAGGGGCAGATATACATGGACGGCATCCGCAAGCAGACGGAAGCTGCCCTGGCTGGCACGACGCCCTTCGACATACAGAAGGAGCAGCAGAACATCAAGGAGAATCAGGCCACGCTGGGCCGTGATCTGCTGCAAAACCGCATGGCGTCTAGCTCTCAGCTTGCTGGCAACCTGATGAATGGCCTGATTTCAGGTGCGGGTAAGCTGACTCACCCGATGTCGTTCAGCAACCTCAACCCCCTGGCGATGGCCGGCGACTTCATCACTCAGCAGGGTGGCGGGCAGGGTGTGTACGACACGGCTGTGGCCTTGATTCAGGGGCTCATGGGCCAGCAACAGGCGGCACAGGGCCAGCCCGTCATCCCCGGCGTGCCCCGCCCGCAGCCGGCTGCTGCCGGCCCTGCTGGTCCCGCTGGCCCGGCCGGCCCGGCTGGTCCCGGTGGTCAACCGCTGCTGCCGCCTGGTCAGGCAGGCACCGTGTCGCCATACGATCCGCGCTATCTTGGCATGCTGCCTCAGCGTGCTCAAGCGGCGCGTGCACCTCAACCGTGGGAGCGTAGTGTTAACTTTAATCCGTATTCGAGGCCATACTGATGGGCGTATTAGTAAACGGGGTTTGGCACGAGGAACTGGCTGACCCAAGCGATTCGGGCGGTAGCAACCTGACTAACGTCAACCAGTCGCCCTCATATCAGCAACCTTCACCCTCACCTTCACCCTCACCTTCACCGAATCCAGGACCGGGTGGGGCCCCGCCGTGGCTGTCCGACTTCCAGAACCTGATGGGCGGCATCAGTCAGGGCGGCGCTGACTACTACCAGATCGAAAAAGACAAGCTCACGCTGATGCAGCAGCAGTTCGAGCAGCAGAAGAAGCAAGCCGAACTGGACATGCAGCTTGCCAAGAATGCTGACGAGCGGGCTGCTGCGCAGCTAAAGATTGCGCAGGCCGATCAACTCTTGCGTGAGAACCAGTTCGCGCAGTCGAAGCTCGAATTCGAGAAGAACTTCACCCAGCGGCAGATCGAGTACCAGGGCACACTCGCCAAGGGCTTGCTCGACACGGCATCGCAGTTGCGCGGCCCCAAGGACTGGCTCAAATACTCGGAATTCCTGGGTGGCGGCAAGAACCTGATGGATCAGCTTTACGGTGGCGAGGCGAATGCGGCCTTTGGTGGTGAGAAGGGCTTCAGCCAGCCGATCAGCATTCAGGACGTGATCAACTCGCTGGGGGCCGGGCAGGCGCTCAACGGACAGATCGGTCAGCCAGGGCAGGCGGGGCCAATCCCCACGACGGCTACGCCGGGCGGGGCCGTGGTGGGCGGGGCAGTCCAGCAGCCGATAGGCGCGTATACGCCGGGGACCTCTCCTGGCTCAGCTATTGACCCGAGGTCGTACTCGACTGGTGCGCCTGGTGGCGGGCAGTCTGGCGTAAGCGGCGGGCAGGGTGGGGTGCCTGGGGCGTTCAACGTGCCACTGCCGCACCAGATCAACCCTGCGCAGTGGGACTCGATGTCGCAAGCAGCCCGCGACCTGACGATGGGGCTGGCCGAGGGTGGCTACACCCAGCAGGGCTCGTATACGCCCGAAGACTACCTGCGTATACTCAACGCATCGCGGCCAATGGGCACAGCATCGCGCATGACAAGAAGTGCCTATAATGCGCCGGTAGGATCGTTCTAAGAAAATGACTCAAGAAGATACCTCCGCACCTGAGCCGACCACAGAGGCACCAGTAGCGACCGAAGACGCCACTACTGAAGCCGTTCCTGCCGCCGAGCCAGAGGTTGAATGGACGGTTATCGAGAAGGCGCTCGACAAGGTTCCAGCAGATCAACTGCGCAAGCACAAGCGCTTTGCTGGCATTCTTGGCGGGACGCTACAGCAGGCTAGGGTAGAGTGGGAAAGGTCAACAGCGGCAGAACGGGAGCGACAGGCCCGCGAGGCGGCGCACAGAGAGCTTACCGATCTAGCACAGAACGACCCGATTGCCTTCTCGGAGAAGTGGTTGGGCCAGGATGCTACCGACAGGATGCGCCGAGAACTGGACACTATGCGGGCTGACACAGCCCGGCAGTACATGCACCAGATCGGCACAACGTTCGGCCGCGAATTTGAGCTTACCGAAGACGACGTTGCAGAGATTGCGCAAGCCGTTGTTGGTAAGAGCAATGACGAAGTGTTACCAGCGTTCAACGTGGCAGCAGCCAGGATCATCAGTCAGCGCGAGGCGCGTAAGGCGTTTGATTCATGGCGAACCAAAGAGCTTGCCAAGGAGCGCGAGGCGCTCAGGCAAGAGGTTGCTGCCGAGATGATGAAGGGCGAACCGTCGCCCAGCATCAGGCGCTCAACACCCCCCTCTACCGTCAAGCCTCATCAGTTAGCCGACAAAGACTTCGACGCCTGGTACGAAGAAAACGTGCTCAAACGTGCCAGGAGTTTCAGAGGGTAAAGGCTCATGGCATACCAAATTTTGGGAACGGGTGGTCTGACTGTTGAAGACCAGTTGGCCACGTTTTCCAAAAGGCTCCTTCGGCGGTTCAGGGCGAAGCCAACGTTCGCGCAGTTCGCCAAGAAAGACGGCATCCCGGTCAACGGTGGGCGCGGCATCTCGTTCCGTGGCCTCACCAGCATCTACCCGGCGGGCCTCGGCGGCTCGGCAGCGGCAGGCTCAGCGCCGGGCGCGTTGACTGAAGGCACTCCTGGCGCGGCTATCGACGCTACCTGGCGTGAGGTCGTGGTCACCGTATCTCAGTACGGTCAGTTTTTGCAGGTTACCGACGTGGCAGCCCTGCAAGCACTCGACAAGGTTGTCCCGCAGTACGTCGAGGGTTTTGGCGAGTCGATGAACGACGCCATTGATCTCGTCACCCGAGATGCGCTGATTGCCGGTACGAACGTGCAGTACGCCTCTATCGCCACCACTCGTGGTGGTGCTTCTGGCATCGGCTCGGGCATGAACTTGACCCTTGCTGAACTGCGCGAGGCAAAGCGCACGTTGCTGCGGAACAACGTCCCCGGCAACAGCAAGGCGAACGGCAAGTACGTCGTCGCCACCAGTCCTGAAGCCCTGTTCGATCTTGAGGCGGACTCGAACATCACGAACTTCTGGCAGTATGCCGGCGAGCGCGGCATGGGCAACCAGTTGTTCGACACGATGTTTCAGGACTTGCCGATGGGCTTCCGTCTGTTCATCACCACCAACACCCGCAACTTCATCGACGCTGGTCTGTCAACTGCTGACGTGCACGCGACGCTGGTGTTTGGCGAAGAGTGGTTCGGTGCTGTTGACTACGACGCTCTGCCGTCAGAGGTCATCGTCAAGGAGCGTGGCTCGGGTGGCACAAGCGACCCGCTCAATCAGTTGGCCACGGTGGGCTGGAAGGCGTCCTGGGGAGCCAGGATTCTGAACCAGGCCAATGGCGTTCGCATCGAGCACGCAACTAGCACCAACACGATGGGCTAGCCAGTGGGCGGGGGCTGGATGTCACCTCCCCCCACCAGCAGGAGTGAGGGAGAGAGCTTGCAGAGGACTCTCTCCCCACTCGTTCTACTGAGAGAGGGATATGGCAGGACGATCTTGGTCACCCGAGCAACGCGAGCAACAGCGCCAGCGGATGAGGAACATGAAACGGCGACAGGCTGGCTTGCCAGAAGATGAGCCGGCCCCTGCGCCCGTAGCCGTACCGGCGAAGGACGAGGCTGCCGACGAATTCAAGGAGTTGGCTGCGCGGCTGTACAAGGTGGCCGATGACCGCGAGCAGCGGGTCAAGGTGCTCGATGAGCTTGAGGGGTTCCTGGCCAAGCTCAACCCCAAGGACTACCCCGAGCTTGCGCAGAGCGAGACGGTCATGCGCTTCATCGACCTGATTGCTGAGCGCAAGGCAGAGCAGAACAAGGATGACCCGCCTGGCACGATCTATGGCCGGGGTACGATGGCTGAGCACAAGAAGGCGTGGACCGAGCTTGATCTGCGCAAGAGTGACATCGCCAAGGTCGAGTTTGAGGTCAACGAGAACGAGTCCGTAATCTGGCAAGGTCTTCGCCGCGACTACGAGCCGGGCATCACCTACACCGATTATCGCTGCTTCGTTGATCTGATCCGCGAGAAGAACCGCAATCTGCGGCTGGCAGTCGAGCACACCGAGTACATGTTCAAGCAGCGCAACACGCTGACCGACCGGGGCATGGCCACACTCGGCTCAGCCAGGGTGCGCGGCTCTGCCGACAGAGGGTCATTCCGCCCGGCTGCTGGGCTGTTTGAGCCAGAGTATGGGGCTGGTGGAGGCGACGAAGAAACCGCATAGAATGAGCGAGTGCCACGAAAAATAGCTGAAGGGGATAAGCCTGATCTTGCTTTCGCCATCATCGCCAAGGATGCCGAGCAGTCAATTCCGGCGCTCCTGGCGTCCATTCAACCAGTTGCGCGGCAGATCGTCGTCTGCGTCGATGAACGAACGACGGACAAAACTGCGCGAGTGGCTAAACGATTCGGAGCAGAAGTCCACCCCATCCGTGTCTCCGACTGGCACGAGTGTGACCTCCACGGACGGGTCCTCGCCCAGCACTTCGCCAACGCACGAGACGAATCGTTCACGTATTTAGACCCCGCCATCAAGTGGTGGTGTTGGATCGACAGCGACGACATTCTGAAGGGGCAGGAGCATCTTGCTGACATCCTTGCTGCGATACCTGACGATGCTGTGGGCATCTGGACGCCCTACCACTACTCGACCATGCGTAGTGGTGCAGCCACGAATACGCTCTTTCACCGTGAGCGCATCCTGCGCTCGTCTGTCGGCTGGAAATGGGAGTTTCG